GCCCACGAGCCCGACGGCGCCAGCGGCACGCCGGCGGCGCCGAGCGCGACGTCCTCGCCCGCGAGGTCCCGGTCGTCGGGATCGCGCGGGCGGAACACCGCCTTGGCGAAGGACCACGGGGTCGGCATCAGGTCGCCTCCCGCACGATCAGGTGCGAGATCACGCCATCCGGCCGGTGCCAGCCGCCCACCGGCAGGACGCTGACCGTGTAGTGCCAGCCGATGTCGGCGTTCCCGGTGATGGTGACCGACGACTTGTCGGCGAACAGCGGCGAGAAGCCATTGAAGTGCGTCGCGTCCACGTCGGAGTACGCGGCGAGCCACACCCCCGAGTCGGCGCCGATCTTGACGAGCACGGTGGCCTTGAAGCCGGCCGGCACGTCGAACTCGGCAACGATCGGCGTCCACCGCGCCACCGCCGCCGTCGCGGCGAGGGGCTCCACGTCCGGGATCGCCAGCGCGCCGCCGCTCCACGCGCTCGGAATGGGAACCACGGCATGCGTGGTCGTCGACGGCGCGACGTTGTCGTCGATCCTGACCGTGGAGTCGTCCCACGGGATCAGGAAGTTGCCCATGATCGCGTAGCGGCCGCCGTCCACCGTGGTGGCGACGTGCCCCGTCGCTCCGGTGAGGCGAAAGAGGAGCACGTCCGGGATCCGGCCACGGAAGCCGGTGATGCTGGCGTCGTCGCTGTAGAGCGAGATCGGGAAGGCGTCGACGATCGCGACCGCGGAGATGGTGCCGTCGCTGAGCGAGTCGCCCGACGGCCACAGCTCCGAGTAGATGTACGCCGCGCCGACGGCGCCGTTGCCGGCGAGGTTGATCTGGGGCTGCGGCGCCGTCCAGGCGACGTAGTCCCAGCCGCCGCTGTCGGTGCAGAACGAGCCGATCATCCACGACACGATGACGGTGGTCCACGTCGACGGGTGCGCGATGATGCCTCCGATGAACGCGAGGGACCGCGGCTTGCCGTCGCGCCAGATCGAAACGATCGTCGGCGACGCCTGGTCGGGCGCGTCGACGACGTGCAGCACGTAGGCGCCGTTGCTGCTGTTCAGGTACGTATCGGTGCCGTCGCCGACGACGAACTCGTCGGTCGCGGTGGGCGCCGCGGTGATGCTGCCGCCCGTGAAGCCGGCGATCGACGCGCGGATGCGGAACTGATCGCCGAGCGCCGACGCCGAGGACAGGTCGATCAGGAGCTGGAACCCGAGCCCCTGGAGCAGGATCCACGAGTGGGCCCCCGCGCCGGGAGCGAACACCAGATCCGCCGCGTCCACCCAGCGATCGACGCCGTCGCCAGCGGCGCCCGCCGAGACGCCGTCGCTCGAGCGCAGCACGGTGAAGTTGCCGCCCTTGAGCGAGGCCACCAGCGCGAGCAGCAGCGCGCGGTTGGTCGCCAGCGTGCTTGCGCCCTGCGGGATGATCTGGTTGACGTCGTGTCGCCAGGTGAGGTTCATGGTCATGCCTTCAGCACCGGGGTTCCCGTGACGCTCGCCGCCCCGCCCGACGTGCCCGTGACGGGCCCGCCGCCACCACCACCGGTCGGAGTCGTGAAGCTCCCCGGGCCGTGGGTGTGCCCGTCGAACTCCGACTTGCGGACGAGCGGCTCGCAGACGCCGTCGCCGGAGTGGACCAGCACCTCCAGCCCTACCACGACCACCTTCCCCGGTGCCAGCCCTTCCGGCGCGCCGCCGCCGCCGGTGGTCCGGCTGATGACGTACACCTCGCCCTCGAAGTCGCCGTCGTCGAAGCCGACCAGCACCTCGTCGCCGAGCGCCGGGAGCATGTAGATGCCGCGCCCCGACCCGCCGGCGATCACGTCGAGGTTGGCGTGCAGCTCGACGCCGTGCTGGTTGGTCACGACGGAGATGACGATGTCACCCTCGTCGTTGACGAACCAAAAACTCGTCTCGCCGGCGTGCAGCGCGACGTGAGCGGCGACGGCCGGGACGCGCTCGTCGCGCAGGAGATCGCGCAGGTTCTCGAGGCTGCTCATACCTCACCTCCACCGCCGATCGGACGCGAGACCAGCGTGCCGAGCACGGCGCTTCCGAACGAGCGGATGCCGGCGAAGTGATCCTCGCGGGCCTCGCTGGCGTAGTTGACGGCCTCGATCTCGATCTCGAGCCCGTCGTTGGCGTCGTAGGTGTACGTCGCCGTCCGCACGTAGTACGGCTGGCGGAACTGCTCGAGGCGATCGAAGTGCTCGGCGACGAAGCTCGACAGCGCGGCGCCGTAGCCGAGCGCCCGCAGGTGCTCGACGCGCTGGCTGCGCTCGAGCTTGCGCATCGCCTCGCCGTTGAACGGATCGAAGTTGATGCTGACCGGATCGCCGGCCTGGAGCCGGAGCAGGTCGCGCATGTCGCCGTTGGGCGCCGGGGCGGCGAGGTGGCGGGTCTTGACCTTGTAGACGGCCTCGCAGCGCCCCAGCATGTCGTGGCGCATCCGGGCGTACCGACGGAGGGAGTCGACGTCGAAGATCCCCTTCGGCGCCGGCACGCGCTCGATCTGATCGCGCTCGACCTTGAGCGCGGTGATGACGTCGTTCTTGTCGGCCGGGTACTTGACCTCGACCTGCTTCCGCTGCTTCGGGTCCCAGGCGACGATCACGATCGTCGGCACGACGTTGCGCGCCAGCTTCCGGGTGACGTTCAGGCTGACGATGTTCTTGCCGTAGATCATCGCCGGCGCCTGGGCCAGCGTGGCGCGGGTCTGCGTCGCCGGGTTCTGCACGATGATCGTCGAGTCGCGGACGTAGACGATGAACCCGTGCGCGATCGCCAGATCGTAGATCACCTCCCAATGCGTCTTCCCGGCCTTGACCCACTGCCCCTTCTTCTTGGTGGACCGCGTGAGCCCGCCGCAGATGGGCGGCGTGACCGGCCAGCCGTCCTGGTCGGTGGCCTGCCAGTCCACCAGGAACCGCGCCGCGGTGCCCGGCGGCGCCGCGCTGTCGGCGATGTACTGGATCGTCTCGTCGAGCGGCCGCCCGGACGGGACCTTGTGGCGCGGGTTCCACTCCGGGTCCAGGACCGCGGTGTAGTCGCGGCCGGCGACGGTGATCGCGCCGTCGTCGATGCCGACGTTCATCTCGGGCTCGTCGGCCAGCCCGCGGATCATCTCGTGGCCGAGCGTCGCCCACTCCTTGCCCTCGTCGCCGTCCTGCCCGTCCCACATGTACACGCGGGCCGACAGCGAGGCGATCAGGTCGGGGTCGATCGGCAGGTGCCGCGCGTCGAAATCGGCCGTCCAGGTGTCCGCTTCGCTGTAGCCGTTGCGCGACACGGTGCATGAGCGCGGCTGCGCCGGGATGTAGAGCGGCTTGGTGTTCGGGCGGCCGCGTCCGTCGAGGACGACGGAGAGGCCGAGCCGGCACTGCGGGCGGTGGATCGTCACGACGACCGCTCCGGGATGATCAGCTCCTGGCCGCCGTCGAGCACGATCGAGTCCAGCGCGTTGGCCGCGTAGATCACGCTCCAGGCGTCGGCGTTGCCGTAGTACCGCATCGCGATCCGCTCGAGGCTCTCGGCCGCCTTGGCGACGTGGATCGCGCGCGGCTTGCGCTCGGCGCGGCGCCGCATGTCCTGCTCGGCGACGAGCGCCAGCCCGGCCGCCTGCACGGTCTTCGCCTGCACCGTCCGCATCCACTCGTTGAAGCGGAGGACGTGGATCGGGTTGTCGAGCGCGGCCATCAAGATCCCGTGCTTCGCCCGGATCGAGAGGAGCAGGTCGAGGCCGGCGTTGCGGGCTCGGCGAAGCGCCGTCGCGGCGGTGAGCAGCGAGCGCTCGGCGTCCTCGGTGGCGGCGGTGACCGAGTTGATCTTGGCGCGGGCGTCGGTGAGCGCCGCGATGAGCGGCTGCGCGTCGACGACGTCCTCGGTGCCGGCCGGGTAGGTGGCGATGCCGGTGTTGACCGCCTGGATCTCGTCGACGACCGCCGAGACGGCGTCGGCGTGGTGCTGGAGCGGGCGCGCGATCGGGGTGATCGGCTTGGTCGGCTGGAACTGCCCGACGTGCTCGTTCAGGTGCGGGGAGAGCACAGCCGACCACGCGATGTTGTCGGCGGTGACGTAGTTGAAGCGGGCGCCGGTGAGGATGCCCACCCACGACAGCCGGTCGATCTGGAGCCGCACCAGCGGCGTCCGGCCGACGAGCTGGGCGAACTGCCGCATGGTCAGCTCGGCGAAGCCCTGGCCGGCGTAGCTGTCCTTCCAGCGGCCGCTGATCTGGAACGGCTGCCACGTCGCGGCCATGACCTGCTCGACGACCTCCTCGCCGACCTCGAACCGGCTGGTCTTCACGGCCAGCTCGAACTCGATGTCGCCCTGGAGGCCGGTGCGGGTCGCCGAGTCCCACTCGAACTTGATGGGGGTCTCGGCGTAGAAGCCCTGGCCGGTGCGGCGCAGCTCGGTGATGGTGGTCTTGGACATCGGCTACCGCCCCCGCTGGCGCGTGCGCGCGGCGCGCGGCGCGCGGACCATGCGCGAGACCCGCGCGTCCAGCTCGGCGATCCACCGATCCGGGTCCTTCGCGGCGACCTCGACCTTGGCGATGTTGACGTTCGTCGACGACGGCTTGCGGCCGCCCTTGAACAGGTCCCCGTCGAGCGAGTTGGCGGCGATGATCTCCTTGAGCTTCTCCTTGCTCAGGCCGAGCCACGCGAACGGCCCGCCGAGCTGCATCGTGCGGATCAGCTCGGCCATCACCGCGTTGGTCGCGCCCTCCATGTCGACGCCGGCGCGCTGCGCCTTGGTCAGCTCCTTCATCACCGACTCGATGCCCGTGTCCGCCAGCATCGGCGCCAGCGACATCACGTTCTCGCCGCGCATCAGCTTCGACTTGCTCTCGAAGGCGCGGGCCTTCGCCTCGTCGAAGTTGCGGCGGCCCTCGCGGTTCAGGATCGGCGCCGACTTGCCGAGGGCGGCGAGCAGCGGATCGCCGCCGGCCTTCATCAGGGCGACGTCGGCGTTGTACTCGGCGCGCCGCAACGACACCGCGCCCGCCAGCGAGGCGTACGGCGTCGCGCGCTTGCTGCCCTTCTCGTTGGCGTAGCGCTGGGTGGCCTCGTCGATCGCCTTGGCCAGCCGGCGCTTCGACACCAGGATCTTCCGGTACTCCTCCTCCTGGGCCTGGGCCTCGCTCTTGAAGACGCTCGCCAGGCCGTCGGCGATGCTGGTGCCGACGATGTTGTCGTTGATCCAGGACCCGACCTGCCACCCGGCGGCGGCGGCCATCGCCACGGGCCCGGCCGCCGAGGCGGCCCCGATCGAGCTGCCCTTGAACCCGGCAGGCTGCTTGCCGACGCGGGACCCGAGCATGCCGACCATGTTGGCCCCGCTCGAGGCCGCGGCGATGCCGACGTTGGCGATCTTGACCATCGCCCACGCCTTCGCGATGCGGATCAGGATGTCGGCGTTGTTGACGACGAAGCTCGCGGCCGACTGGACCACGCGGAAGCCGGTGACCAGCCCGTCGGCGACCTTCTTGCCGAACTCGTCGACCTTCTTCTTGTTGGCGTCGAGCCACTTGTTCCAGCGCTGGATCTCGGCCGTGACCGCCTTGAAGATCGGCATGCCCACCCGGCCCAGGCCGATCTCGACCGTGTCCTTGAACGTCGACCAGGCGCCGCCGAGCGTCTGCGACTGCGCCTCGGCCATCTTCTTGATGATCGGCGAGTTGAACGCCTTGGTCAGCTCGGCGGCGGCCTTGTTCGGGTCCGACTTCGCCATCGCGTTCCACTCGGCGTTGCTGTAGCCCTGGCCCTTCTTGCCGATCCCCTTCTGCTTCAACAGCGCCGGCACGAACCGGTCGCGCGCCGACAGGGTGCCGCGGAGCGCCTGATCGATGTCGAGCGCCGCCATGCCGGCCTCGATGCCGAACGCCTTGGCGGCGTTCGCGGCGCCGAAGGTGACGTCCTCGATGTCCCGCATCCCGAGCCCGGCCTGGAGCAGCGGGCGCTCGATCCGGGTGCTCATGTCGACGAGGTCGGCGGTGGTCAGCGCCGACGTGCGGGCCATCTCCTGGAACCGCTCGACCGACTTGGTCGCCCGGTTCATCGACGCCTCCCACTTCGCCCCCGTGTTCAACGAGAGCATGCCGGCCATGACGATCTTGCTGTTGGCCATCTGCTCGTTGAAGCCGAACAGCGCCTTGCCGGCGGCGCCGAGGACGCGCCCGCCGATCAGCCCACCACCCAGCGCCATCAGCGAGCCCTTCAGGGACTGCGTCCCGTCGGCGGCTCGCTTCGCGTTCTTCTCGATGCCCTCGAGCGCCTTGCTGGCGCGGTCGGTGACGTCGTAGAGAACGTTGACGTGGTAGTTGGTATCGGCCATCGGGCTAGTCGTCGTCGAGATCCAGGCCGCTCAGCGCGGCGTTGTATCGGGCGATCCGCTCGGACACGAGCTGGACGATCACGTCCCGCTCGAGCATCGTCAGGGTCTCGTACTCACGCAGGCTCGGAGCCCCGCCCCGCAGCGCCGCGGCGACGTACTCCCACTCGGCGATCAGTCGGACGCGGGCTTCGACTCGGGACCGGGGGCGGCGGTGGCGGCGGCGCCCCCCTCGAGAAAATCCTTGATCTCGGCCTCCGTGGCGCCGTTGATCTTGCTGAAGGCCCGGGTGACGAAGGTCTGGGTGCGCGACGGCCACGACATCCAGGTGGTGAACGGCGCCACGACGGGCGCGTCGTTCACCTCGACGAAGCTGTCGGCGATGACGTGCTCGCCGACCTTGTTGGCCGCGCTCGACGGGATCGAACCGCCGAAGGCGTCCAGCACGCGCTGGAGCGCGGCGTCCTCGTCCAGGCCGGTGGTCTCGCGGAGCCGGAACGAGGTGATGGGCTTGCCCTGGTGGTCCCGGAGCTTGAGCTTGGCGCAGTCGAAGCGGAACGTGTGCGTGTGCTTGTGCATGTGATCCCCCTAGGTGACGTTGATCAGCCGGTCGCCTCGGCGCAGGAGCCGCTGATGTCGACCTCCTGGTAGGCGCCGTCGGAGCCGACGGAGTCGTTGTCGATCTTGAAGACCAGCCCGCCGTGGAGCGTGATCGTGCGGAGCTGGTTGCTGGCGCCGCGGTAGCGCCCGGTGATGGCGATCGACATCACCGGGAACTCGCGCCCCTGGCGCTCGGCCGCCTCGAACTTCTGCCAGGTCGTCCACCAGACGTGGTCGGCCTTGCGGAGCTTGAAGCTGAAGTCGTAACCCTTCACGTCCAGGTCGGCGTGAAAGCGCTTCTCGCCGGCGTCGCGGAACTTGGTGATCTCCGCGTCGGGCTTGATGCTGATGTCGTGCGCGGTCGCGAACGAGCCCTCGACGCGCTGGCCGTCGACGGTGAACTGGATCGTCGCCTCGCTGAAACGGATCGGATTCGCCATGGTGTTCTCCTCGACGGACGGGTGGGGGTCAGACCTCGATGAACTTCACGTCGGTCGCGGCCTCGACCCGGAGCTGGAGGTAGAGCGCGTCGGGGATCATCTTGATCCGCACGAACTCGCGCTGCTCGCCGCCGTCGACGGCGGCCTGCTCGTTGACCGTGGAGTCGTTGACGTACGTGAACTGCGGCACGCCGTCCTCGTTGGAGGCGACGTACTCCTCGGCGCGGGCGCGCTCGGTGAGCCACGCCGAGCAGGCGCCGCGCCGCGCCTCGCGCCGGGCCGCGGTGTTGCCGCGGTAGAGGTCGCCCTTGCACCGGTTGGCCAGCGCGCGGATGACGTAGTCGCGCGAGCGCCGGCCGTTGATCTGCCGGTCGCTGGTGGTGAGCGACGTGGTGATCGCGTTGCCGAAGCCGTAGACGGTGTTGCCGAAGTCGTCGACGTCGCTGGCCAGGTAGGTGACGCCGCCGTCGACCTTGCTGTCGAAGGCGTCGGCCTGGTCCGGGGTGATCTCGGCGTACAGCCGGCGGACGGCCGCGAAGTGCGGCGCGTTGTCGCTGACGCTCGGGTGGACCTTGGGCTCGGTCTGCGAGAGCAGGCCCGCCATCAGCTCGTGCGGCTCGCGGACGACCTCCTCCCGGGTGTCGGGGTCGGTCGCGTACCAGGCGCCGAAGATGTACCAGAGCCGGCTGTGGCGCATCGTCGCGGCCTCGGCCAGCGCGGCGGTGCCCGACGTCGTCTCGCTGTCGGCGGTGACGAGCCAACCGCGCTCGGCGGCGACCTGGGCCAGCGCGTACGCCTTGGTCTTGATCGCGGTGTTCGACCGACCGGCGACGAGGCAGATGCCGACGCCCTTGGCGGTGTTGATGATCTCCATGCCCTTGCCGGTGCCGGTGTAGTCGGCGTCGGCGATCGTGCCCTCGGTGCCGGCGACCGAGGTGAACGCGGCGACGGTCTCGCCGAGGTTCACGAAGGCCGCGCTGTCGGCGCCGTCGACGCCGGCCGCGGTGTTCACCGGGCGCGTGCTGCTCAGCTTGGTCAGGGTGACCAGCGCGGCGTCGGTGTCGCCGAACGCCTCGACGACCTTGAGCGCGAGGTTGTCGTTGGTGCCGGACGTGTCGCAGTTCTGGAGGACGTAGTCCTTGCCCAGGTAGCGGATCGTCAGGTTGAAGTGCCCGGCGACGCCGTCGCTGGCGGCCGAGACCTTGAACTGAACGTCGTTGCCCCACAGGCCGGGGCTCGAGGCGTCGACCCGGATCGTGGTCACGCCGGCGCCGCCGGCCGCGCTCTCCCAGGTGAAGCTCGCGGTGGCGGCCGCCGCGGCCGCCGCGCGCACGACCAGGACGCGGCCGAGCCGGTTGCCCTGGAAGAACCGCCAGACGTGGCCGATCAGGGTGCCGCCGGCGCCGTAGTCGCGGCCGCCGAAGACGGCCAGGAAGCGCGCGTAGGAGCTGCACAGCACGGCGCGGCCGACGGGGCCGCGGACGCACTGGCCGACCACGCCGACGGTGTTGCGCAGGATGCCGCGCACCTGGGGCGCGACGGCGATCTCGCGGACGTACACGGCCGGGGCGCCGAAGGTGTCACCGGTCTGGAAGCGGATCTCGGCCATGGTCTTCTCCTGGGGCTACGCGGCGGCGGACGCCGGGTTGATGAGCGAGCCGTCGGTGTCGACGGCGTGCTCCTCGTGGGTGATCGCGTCGGCCTCGGCCGGCGTGGTGAAGGTGGTGGTGATGTCCTGGGTGTCGGCGATGATCATCGACGTCACCAGCGGCGCGCGGCGCGCCTGGAGGATCGAAACCTCGACGTCGACGTCGATGAAGCTCCACAGGCGTTCGGCCAGGGTCATCTCGCCCTGCCACTTCCCGCCCGCGCGGAGCAGCACGACAAACGGCCAGTCCCACGGGGTCCTGACGCCGTCGACCAGCGGCGCCGGGAGGGCAACGTCCATCCGGCCCTGGGACCCGTCGGCCTCGAAGAACAGGCCCAGCACCCGCTCCTCGAGCACCTCGCGCTTCGGGGCGAGGCGGGCGCCGACCCAGATCCGGCCCTGGATCTTCATGGTGCCGCGCACGGTGAGCTGCACGCCGTCGGCGTGCTCGTAGAGGGCGGCGCCCTCCTCGGGGGTGAGGTAGTCGCCGCCGACCGCCGGGCCGTCGCCGGCCTCGTTGGTGTCGATCTGCGCCTCCTGGCCCAGCTCGAGGGTGTGCTCCTCGAACATGATCGCGGCCGCGCCCGACTCGATCGAATCGGTGCCCGGCGGCTCGATGATCACCGTCGGCGGCTTGGCGATGAGCGTGCCCAGCGCCACCCGCAGGCGGTCGCCGAGCGCCTCGGCCACCTGGCGCACGATCGCCGTCACACGTCACCGCCCGCGCGCACCGAGCGCGCCACGCCGCGCTTGAGACGCCGCCGGACCTCGTCGCCGAACAGGCGCCGGGCGACCGGCAGCGAGTCGCGCACGAAGTAGTGCGCCTTGGAGCCCTCGCGGCTGATCTTGTAGGCGATGGCCCAGGCCGCGGCGATCGCCTCCTTCTGCGACAGGCCGAGCTTGCGCCGCGCCCAGCGCGCGATCATCGCCCGCACCTTGGCGCCGACGAAGTGCGGCCGGGCGCCGCGCTCGAGCACGCCGGCGTGCGGGGCGTGGTTCTCGACCGTGGCGCCGAGGCCGTCCGCCGAGCGGATGACCTTGAAGCTCTTGCGGTAGGCGCCTGTGTCGGTGACGCCAGCCTCGTCGACCAGCTCGACGAGGTGCGCCCGGTACCGATGCGCCGCCGCCAGCGCCGCCGACGCCACGATCGCCCGCTCGCGCCGCGCGTTGGCGCGGAGCGTGACGGCGAGCTTGTCGGGGGTGACGCGGACGGTGCTCATGGGGTTGGGCTCAGGCGTCGACGCCGTCCTCCGGCGTCATGGGGGTGGTGGTCTCGAGGTGGAGCATCCAGTCGGAGCGATCGTCGGGAAGGTCGCCCACCCGGCGCCGCGGTCGGCCCCGGATGACGAACCACCGATCCGCCTGCTGCTGGCCGCCTGTCTCGCGGACCCGGTAGCAGACCTCGACCGCGCCGCCGGCGTCGCCCATCAGCTCGGCCTCGGTGTAGCGCAGCGACACCTCGGTGAGGGTGGCGCCGCCGATCTGCTCCTGGCCGGTCTCGCCGCGCCGCCCATCCGAGCGCTCCTCGAACATCGGCGTGGGCTCGAGGAGCAGCTCGGTGACGGTGGGGGTCCCGATGCCGACGCGGCCGCCGGACCACTCGCGGCGAACGACCGCCACGGTGTAGGGCCGGGTCCCCAGCTCGGTCCGCACGGTCGACCGGATCTCGTCCACGATGCCGACCAGGGCGTCGCGGAAGCTCTCCGGGTCGATGTGCGAGCCCGCCACGGGCTAGCTCTTGAAGCCCCGGCGCTGGAGGCCCGAGACCTGGAGCGAGTAGGCGCCGCCGCCGGCGACCGCGGTGCCGGTGAGGCGGATCGCCTTGCAGTGCAGCGGCATCCCGTTGGAGGTCTCGAGCGCGCGCTCGACCGCGGCGCCGTCGCCGGCCGCGAAGCTGGCCTCGGTGTACGCGGCGCCGAACGCCACCCAGGTGGTGCCGTCGTACGTCTTCTCGAGGGTCAGCGTGGCGGTGCCGGCGTCGGTGTTCTGCTTGACGACGGCGTTGATGTTGGTCAGGTCCTCGCAGTCGACCTGGACCCGATCGGAGGTGGCGTCGACGACGCCGAGGGTACCGACGATGCTGGTGCCGGTGCGAGCGATGAGCTTCTGGTGGTCCATGGTGTTCCTCGAGGTGGTGAAAAGGTGAGGGTCTGCGCCCGGCGCGACAGCGGGAACGGGGGAGAAACCGGCGCCACTACACAGGCGCAGGCCCGCACGAAACGTTGGTCAGGTGGAGCACCCCGGGATGCCGGGAACACCTGGGAGGCCGGAGTCGGCGAAGGGGCCCGCCGGGTCCCCGCTTCCGATCTCGCCCGGCGCGCCCGCCGCGAACATGTCGCGCTTGATCGGGACGGCCAGGAAGCTCGAGAGGCGGCCGACCACCTGTCGGCCGTGGCTGCGGAGGACGCCGAGGGCGTACGCGGCGCGGGTCTGGATGGCGCCGTCCTGGGTGGCCAGGGCGGTCACCCGGCTCTGCCGGAGCCGGGCGTCGGCGGCGTCGATGTCGGTGAGCAGGTCGCGGACGATGGGCTCGGCCTCCGGGAACGCCGACAGCGAGTCGATCGCGCGCTGGCTCGGGCCGCTGTCCTCGAAGACGGAGTAGCCCAGCCAGTAGCGGATCTTGACCTTCTCGTCGGCGGAGAGCGCCACGATCCTATGCCGCCTTGGCCTTCACCGGCTTGACCTTGGTGGGGTCCTTCGGGTCGCGGAAGGGCGCGGCGCGGTCGTCGTCGATCGAGAGGACGTGCTTGTTGGTGAGCAGCTCGATCGTCGACGGCCGCGGGTCGCGGTCCTCGGCAGACCGGTAGGGGGTGGCGTAGACCGAGTCGATCTCGACCGACTCGCCCGGGGCGAGCGTGTACTCGTCGGGCGGCTCGCCGGCGCCGCGGGCGATCTGGAACGTGACCGAGTTCCCGGACACGTTCACGACCGGCTTGAGGGCGCGGGTCTTCTTCTTCTTGTCGGCGATGCTCATGTGATTCCCCGTTCGGTTGGTGGTGCTGGTGCGGTCTGGGGGCTGACCCCGGCGTCGCCAGGGTCAGTCCGCGGGCCGCGCCCGCCCCGGCTAGCTGACGGCCAGGTCCTTGATCATCGCGTGGGCGTTCGACCGGTCGCTCATGAGCTGGATCGTCGCCTCGATCATCCAGGCGTCGTACGAGCCGTTCGCCGGGAGCCGGATCAGGTTGCCGAACAGCGGACCGCCGCCCGGGGGCAGGGTGCCGATGTCCATGTTCTGCTCCTGCGGGGTGCCCGCCAGCGGGACGCGCGCCAGGATCTTGCCGCGCTCGACGCGCGCCGGCGCCGCCGGGAGGAACTGGAGCGAGAGGTGCTGATCGTTCAGGAGCAGCAGGATCCCGGACACCGCCGAGACGTCCTTGAAGATCGGGATGCCGTTGATCTCGACCGAGTGGAAGCCCATCGACTTCTCGAGCTTGCGGCCGTTGACGTAGGCGTCCTTGTTGGTGCGGTCCTCGCCGCCGGCCAGCTCGCACAGCACGCGCCACAGCGACGGCGTGGTCATGCCGTAGGTGGGCAGCTCGCCGGACGCGGTGCCGGTCACCTCGAGCGCGTACTCGATCAGCGACAGGTTGAGCGCGCGCGGCACGCCGTTGTTGCCGAACACGTTGCCGCCCCACTGCGAGTAGGTCGACCGGTTCTGGCCGGCGTAGGTGCCCGTCGAGTCGAGCGGGCCCGCCGAGGCCGTCAGGCCCATCAGGTTCTGCGGCGTCGAGACGCCGTCGCCCGAGTACAGGTCGACGTTGATCTTGGACACGGCGCGCGACCGGGCCTGCATCAGGCGCCGATCGAACAGGCGCGAGAGCTGGGTGCCGTCGCCGGCGGCCACGTCCTCGGCCAGGCCGGTGATCTTGAACGAGTCGCCGTAGAGGCCCCACGGCATCGTGCAGGCCAGCTCGGTGTCGGCGTTGAAGACGGTGATCTCCTGGCCCTCGGTCATCACGTAGCCGGTCGCGGTGCCGACGGTGATGTCCCAGGCCAGGTTCTTGCCCTGCCCGGCGTCCTTCGCGATGATGTTCGCCATCACGTCCGAGCGGTTGTACTGCGTCGTGATCCGGTTGCGGATGCGCTGCTCGAGCGCTGCCTGGATGCTGGCGAAGTCGGTGGCGGCCATGGTGGGGCTCCCGGTGTCGAGCTGGTCTCAGCTCTGAGGCTCTGCGGTTCGCACAGGAAACGCCTGCGCTGCGAGCACCCTTGACGCCGGGGAAGCGAGCACCTGTATCGCCGGAGATGCGCCGGCCGTTGGGGCCGGTGAAGTTGTCGCGGGGAGCGGATTTGAACCGCTGACCTTCGGGTTATGAGCCCAACGAGCTACCAGGCTGCTCCACCCCGCAGAGATTGCCCACCCAGCGTACCGGGCGGGGCCGTGCAACACCTTATCGCTAGCGCACCGCGGACGCCGTGTCAAGCACGGCCGCTTCAGCCGTTCGGCGGAGCGAGGACGAGGTTCATGAGGTCGCCGTCCGACAGCGGCGCGACCTTGCCGTCGCGGTCGCGCGAGCCGATCGGGGCGCCCGACGGCGCGCCCTTGCCCGAGCCGCCCGTGCCGCGGGCCGGGATCAGGACCTTGCCCTCGTCGGTCTTCAGGTAGGCGGCCACGCCCGCGCCGAGGTCGAGCGCCTCGTCGTCGTCGCCCTTCCAGTACGCCCGGCCCTTGCCCTTGCCGTGCTCGGGGTCGTCCTCGTAGCCGATGCGGTCGAAGACGTCCTTGACCGCCAGGCGTGCGAACGCCGGCGGGACGCCGCCCTTGGTGAAGTGCTCGAGCAGCGCCGCGCGGGTGTTGTTGTCGCGCGTGTTCTGCTCGGCGCGCTCGGCCTTGGCCTGCCACTCGGCGAGCTGCTTCGCGACGTCCTCGGCCTTCTTCTCGGCGGCCTTGATGCGCGCCTCGGCCGCCTTCGCCGCGGCGTCGTCCACCTTGCCGCCGCCCTTGCCCGCCGGCGTCTCCTCCTGCTTCGGCTCCTCCTTGATCTTGGCCTCGAGCGCCGCGGTCAGCGCGGTCATCTTCTCGATCTGCGCGTCGAGCGCGGCCATCTTCTCGTCGAGCTTCTTGGTCTTGGCGGCGATCGCGGCGTGCGCGGTCCGGTTGATCCGCGCCTCGAGATCGTTGTCGGGCTCGTCGTCGCCGTCGTCGGCGCCGCCCTTGGCGGGCTTGCCGCCCGAGGCGCCGCCCTTGTCGTCGGCCTTGGCCATCAGGATCTTGGAGAACATCGTGCGCATGTCGCGGGCCCCCTTGGAGGTGGTTGCAGGGTCAGACGCCCCACTCGGAACGCCAGGCTAGCACCGTGCATCGACAGTAGGGGTGCGCCGGTGCGACGCGCACCCCGATGCTGAAGTAGCCGTCCGGCGCGACCGTCTCGCCGTTCAGGCCTAGGCAGATCGGACAGGTCGCCGTGCCCTTCTTGCCCTTGCCGCGCCGGCCGATGTCGTTCACCGCCGACCACTTCTTGCTGTAGCCGGGGTCCTGCTCGTTGGCCTCGATGATGCCGGCCTCGTGGCCCAGGTTGTAGGCGTGCGCGTTCTCGGTGCGCACCAGGCGATCCGCCCACGCGCGGTGGACGCCGAACACCTCGGCGATCGCGCCCTCGGCCTTCTCGACGATGCCGAGCTGCTTCAGCCGCGCCGGCATGCGCCCGGCCAGCAGCGAGTCGACGATCTGCTCGTTGGTCTGCCCGAGGACGGCGCCGCGGACCAGCCGGGCCTGGATGTCCTTGCCGACGTTGCCGGCGTAGCGGGCCGCGCTCGAGGCGTGCCGATCGATGAGCAGCCCGCCGGTGCGCTGGAGGACGAGCGCGTCGTCGATCCGCAGCACGGGCGTCCCGAACTCGCGGTGGCCGGCGGCGGCGATCGCGCGCAGCGAGCGCAGCGACTTCGCGGCGGCCGCGCGCCCCTCCTCGGTCAGGTCCAGCGCGGCGGCGATCCCGAGCTTGTCCTCGAGCGTCTTGCGCGCCGCCCGGAGCTGGTAGAGCAGCGACCGCGCCTGGTGCATCGTGTAGCGGCCGTCCGGCGAGGCCCGGCGCGCCCACGCCACCATGCCCGCGGCGGCCTCGCGCTCGGCCTGCTTGAGCACCGCGAGCAGGCGCTTCATCTCGGGCTCGGCGGCCTCGCGCAGCGCCCGGTCGTTGCGCGCGACGGCGGCGGCCAGGCTCACCCGACGGCCTCGAGCCCCGGCGCGAGCCAGTAGCGATCGCGCCCCTCGGCCGCCCGCTCGGCGGGCCGCGGGCGGCGCGGCTCCACGCGCTTGCGCCAGCGCCGATCGGCGCGCCGGAGCGCCTGGACGCTGAGGTGACGGGACGGACGAGGATGGCCCAGGTCGGCGAAGACGTCGCGCTCGGCGATCAGCTCCTCGGCGAACGCCTTGTCGTAGGCGACGGCGATGCAGATCAGCGCGTGGGCGAAGATGCGGAGCCAGGTCAGCCGCGTCACGAGTCGTCCTCCCGGGCCTCGTCGAGGATCGCGTCGTACAGGAACCCGACGCGCCCCAGGCGCCGCGCGGCGTCGTCGGTGGCCGTCATCCGGCACTCGAACGTGCCCTTGACGGGCTCGGCCACGACCATCAGGCCGACGAACGCGCCGGCGTCGACGCGCTCGAGGTAGTACGTGAGCAGCGCGCGCATGTTCGCCACCGCGTCCCCGGTGTCGATGACCTCGTGCGTGCTGATGTCGTGGTGGCGCGGCATGGAACCCCCTGGGGCCAGAGCTTACCCGGCGGCGTCGACCGGGCCGCTACTTCTTGCCCGGCGCCGCCGCCTTGGCCTTCGCGAGGGCGCCCGGCGGGGGCTCGCCCTTGATGACGCGCGTGAGGTTCGCGGCGTCGGCCTCGGCCTTCATGTCGATCTGGTCCTGGGTGTGGGCCCCGGCCAGCTCCTGCTCGATGGTCTTCAGGTCCTCCGGGCTGGCGTCGTTGCCCAGGTCCGCGCGCGCGATCCGCAGGTTGCGGAGCTGCTGGTAGCGGGCGCTCGGGATCTCGACGCCGACCATCATCGCGGCGCGCTCGATCAGCTTGCCCGCGCTCTCGGCGTTGAAGCGCTCGTAGCCGCGGACCGACGGCGCCTCCTCGCCGACGCCGACCGACAGCACGCCGATCGCCTCCTCGGCGGCGATGTGGACGATCCGCCCCGCCGCGCCGAGCACGACCTCGGTGGCGATGCCGTCCTGCTCCTTCGAGTCGCCGGAACGCCGGATCATCGCGCCCTGGGTGTCCTGCGACAGCGCCATCAGCGACAGCACCCGGTAGATGTCGTCGCGCAGCTCGGCGAGCGCCTGGCGCTGGACGGCGGTGCCGCCCATGTCGGGCCCGACGTACTTGGCGTCGTCGCCGGCGCCGCGCTCCTGGACGGTGCCGGGGCCGCGCCGCTGGCGCTTCGCCCGGTGCGGGTCCTCCTGCGCCTGGCCGATCGGCGTGTCGACGCCCGGCAGCTCGCCGCCGAGGAACTCGTAGAGCTGCTGGTAGCCGTTGCGCAGGCGGTTCCACGAGTCGGCGCACGACTGGTTGAGCATCTCGAGCGCGAGGCTGTAGAGGATCTCCCCGGCGCGCAGGCCGGGCGGCATCACCAGCCGGGTGAACGGCACCGCGCCGAACGAGTGACGGCCGACGTCGATCGGCTGGATCATGTCCTCGTCGCGCGGCGACTGCGGGTCCTTGCCGCCCTTGCCGATCGGCACCCGGTAGGTGGCGAAGCCGTCGGCGGTCCACATGGTCCACTCGTGGACCACGACGTCGCGCGCCGCCGCCGGGTTCTCGTCGGGCTCCGTGCAGGAGTGGACGCGGATCCAGTTCAGGCGCCCGGCGGTCATGCTCCAGTCGGTGACGGTGATCGCCGGGACGTGGACGAAGTAGCCGCGGGTGACGCCGGCGCGCTCCTCGTCGAGCTTGGTGACCGCCTCGGCGTCCGGCGGGGGCATGTCGGAGCGCAGCCAGCTCCAGGTGTGGACGAGCGCGTCGGTGGTCCAGTCGGAGCGCACGATCAGGTCGAGCGACCGCTTCGCGCCGCCCGGCGCGCTGGCGTCGAGCATCAGGTCGGCCCAGAACCCGTCGCCCACCTGCTCGCCGTTCTCGTCGACCAGCCGGAGCGGGTCCTGCGCGAGCCCGGCCACGATGTAGTTCACGACGGCGCCGAGGTGCCCGATGTAGTACGCGCGCTTCAGCCGCTCGGCGTACGACGCCGCGGTCTCGCCCTCGTGCTTCGGGAAGGCGCGCGCCATCACCTCCGGGTTGTCGAGCAGCGCCGACCCGCCCTCGTACAGCGCGGCCAGCAGCCGCATGTGCTCGGGGCGGTACTCGGGGTGGTGCTGCTTCAACCGGCCGAACGAGATCGCCGGGAAGGACGGGCCGCCCTGGGGCGTCGCAGCGGTGGGGGTGATCATCGGGTGGGATCCTTTCGCTTCGCCAGACCGCCGTCAAGGCCGACCAGGGCGGGGCGCGGCCGCTCCTGGGGCACGTCGTCGTCGACCACCAGGCCGACCTCGACGCCGGTGATCGTCACCGCGACCGACCGCCCGTCGTCCGCGCACGGGCACTCGAGCACCAGGCAGTCGTCGGCGGAGCCGGTGGGCTCGACGGAGCGCCCGCAGTGCGCGCAGCTCGCGGCGATGAGGACGTGGAAGCCGCTGACCAGCTCGATCACGCCCGCCGACATGTTCGGCGCCAGCGTCACGGCGGCGGCGCCTGCGTCGTCACACGGTGCTCCGGGCAGAGCGTGTACTCGCCGCGCAGCTCCCAGCCGTGGCGGTGCAGCACCACGACGGCGACCTGCCGAGCCATCTCGCTCTCGAGGCCGCGGTCCGGGTGTGGCCCCTTGGGCAGGTTGACCTCGACGGTGACCGACAGCTCCTCGGCGCACGAGAGCGCGGCGCTGTGCTGGCGACCCTGGATCGCGCGGCCGTGGTCGCAGTTGACGCGGATGGTGGACATCAGGTGACCTTTCCCAGGCGGAACGTGAACGAGACCCCGCCAAGATCCATGAGCTTCACCGGCTTTGGCCTCGGGTCAGGCGGCGCATCCATCGGGATCGTTCGGACATCCACCACGACCGTGACCACGCCACGGGACGCCTCGCGCAGCGCCGTCTTGGCCCAGGTCGAGCCGGCCTTGATCAGGTCGAACAGGCACCACCGGCAGGGGCAGCCGATCGCGTGCGCTGACGTTCTGGCGACCTCGATCGCCAGCGCGCGCTCGCCGACGCCGCGCCGGTCCAGCGCCTCGACTTCGCTCGCCTGAAGGTCGAGCGCCGCGGCGGTCAACCCAGGCGCCGGCCATGGGACGGCTCGGGTCACGCCCGCCCCATCGCGCGGCGCAGCTCGCGCGTCATCCAGAAGTTCCGCGCGATCGACATCGTCAAGGATCCGGCACCGACGCCCATCAGACCAGCCTCGACGTGTCGACGCCCTCGTCGCCGGCGCCCTCGATGTGGACCTTGCCGGGCTCGGCGGCGATCGCCGGCAGGCCCGACGCGGGCTCGGCGACGACGTTGCCGACCTTGGCCATCATGCGCAGCGCGCCGGCGGCCGCGCGATCGCGCCGCTCGCTGCGGGGGATCTTGTCGACGGGCAGCAGGAACAGGCCCGGCCGCGCGCTCTGGCGGATCAGGACGTTGACGCCCTGGAACCGGAACGCCAGGTCGGCGCCGCACAGGTGGCCGCTCACGCCGCCGACCAGCTCGGCCGCGTCCCGGTCGCCGATCGCAATGGGGCCGACCAGCTCGACGAGCATCGCCGGCAGCTCGGCCAGCAGCGTGCGCACGTAGGGCTCGGGGCCCACGAGCGCCCAGCCGCCGCCGCGCGGGTCCTGCCCGGTGGTGCGCTTCACCTCGGCGAAGGCGGCCTGGAGCTTCTCGAGGGCGGGCTTCGGCTTGAGCGGGTCGCGGGACGTGTGCATGGTCAGCTCCGGGTGATGTCGGGGAGGTGGTGGTCGGCGACGCCAACCAGGACGATGACCGCGACCCTAGAGGCCGGGTCGTAGGAAGCGTCGATCACCGGCACGTCGTCCTCCTCGGGGCCGGGCTCCCGGATGTCGATGCCGTTGGCGAGCATGAGCGCGTGGAGCCGGTCGGCCTCGGCGACCAGCACGCCGGGCTCGGCGAGCATCGCGACCATCGGGTAGCCGACGGCGCAGTCCATCTCCGCCGCCTTGGTGCCGTCGCCGGAGTCGCAGGTGCGGAAGCCGTTGTCGCGCAGCAGCCGCACCGTGCGGCGGATGCCGGCGTCGAGCAGCTCGTAGTCGACGGGCTCGTCGGCGCCGTCGATGTGGATCGGGATGGCCATCAGCGCACCACCGCCGACGGGCCGCCAGCCGCGGCCGGCAGGGTCCACTCCGTCGCGCGATCACCGCGCGGCATGTGGTCGATGGCGCGCGTCGCGCCGCAGGCGCAGCGCTCGACGGTCTGGGTGCAGCGCTGATCCGAGCGGATGGAAACGGTCTGAGCGGGGTCGGGCGTGTGCTCGTGCATGGCGGTTCTCCCTCAGTGGACCGCCTCATAGTAGCCGGTCTTGTCGACAACCTTCCCGAAGTAGAGCCGGTTGAAGCCGTGGGCGGTCGCGTCAACCTGATCGTCCTCCTTGTCGCCGAGGCCGGAGAACTTCCGCATCTCGGCCAGGTACGGGTCGATCCAGTCCATGCCCATCAGGATGTCGCGCGGCCACGGCGGCACCTCCCAGCCGGCGCCCTTGCCGAGCGCCTCGTGCCTCACCAGCTTGTTCCACGCGGCGATCAGCATCGCGTCGAGCTGGTGGTCGTCGCCCTCGCCGATCGGCACGCTGACGCGCCCGTTCTGCCACAGCTTCGACAACGGCATGGCGCGGGTGAGCTTGTCGCCGAGGGGGACGATCTCCTCGATGCGGAGCTTCGGGGCCAGCTCGCGGAGCATCTGGGGGACCGCCTTGAACCCGCCGACCGACTCGACCGCGACCGGGAGCTTGAACACGGTCTGGTAGACCATCGCGAGCCGCGCGGCGTTCGGCACCGTCATCTGCGCGCGCGAGACCTTGCGGACGTAGAGGTGGCTGGTGTCGCCGATGCCGTCGATCGCGAGCGCGGCGCATGCGGTGTGGTCGGCGGCGGTGCGCTCGGTGGCCGCGGGGTCGAGCGAGACGATCCCGCGCTTGCCGGTCCAGCGCCAGTCGATCAGCTCGTAGCGCGTCGGGTCCATCGCGAAGATGCGCCGCTCCTTCGAGCGCGGCACGCCCTGGTACAGCGACCACCACTCGTACTCGCCGGCGGCGCGCTTCTGCGCGTACCACGCCATCGCGCCCTCGCGGGTCGGGTTGTTGGCGTCGATGCCCTCCCACAGGGGCACCGCGCGATCCGGCTGGTCGCGCTCGTCGATGGGGTTGAACTCGCCGTCGTGGATCGCCGGCAGGTTGATGTGGATCCAGTCGTACCCGAGCGGGTCCTCCTGGAGCCGGCCGATCGGATCGTCCTCGTGCCACCGGGTGTTGCACACGATCGACGAGCTTCCGCCCTCGAGTCGCGAGAACACGTCGGAGCGCAACCACTGCCAGATCCGGTCACGCTCGCCCTTGCTGTTGGCCGCCTCCATGCCCTTGACGGTGTCGTCGTTGATGATGATGCCGCCGTTGCAGCCACGGCCGGTGATGGACCCGCCGACGGAGGTGCTCTTGAGCCCGCCGCCGGCGGCGAAGCCGAAGTCCATCTTCTTGGCCTTGGACAGCTTCAGCGCCAGGGTCTCGAGGATGATCTTGCGGGTCTCGTGGCCGGTCTCCTCGGCCAGGTCGGCGCCGAACGTCGTGTAGAAGTTCAGGCACGCCGGATCGTAGAGCATGCGCCACGACAGCCCGAGCCGGAACGTCGTGGTCTTGCCGTGCCGCGGCGGCATCGACACCGTCGCGAAGATGCGCCGCGTGCGGCTGGCCTGGAACAGGTTGTAGAGCACCCGCAGGTGCGGCGGCACCGGCCAATACTGCGGCGCGGTCCGCTTCACGAACTGGCCGAAGGTCTCGACGCCGTCGCGCGCCTGGCGGATCGCCGCCAGCTCGATCCGCGCCGCGGCGATCTCGGCCGCGGTGTAGCCGCCCGTGCTGGTGGGCTTGAGCGAGGCGGTCACCGCCGCTTCCGCTCCGGCGCCGGCTCCGGCGGCGCGTCGAGGGCGCCGCACCGCACGCACAAGCTCGCCGGCGGGTCGCCGCGCTTCCGCCCCTCGCGCTCGATCACGATGCCGATCAGCCCCGTGCGCGCGCCGCGCTCGGGGTCGTGCAGCTCGCACCCGCAGTAGTCGCAGGTCACGGCGCGTCTCCGGCTGACGATGCCGGCGCGGGCCCGAGGTCCTCCTCGCCGAGCATCTTCAGCAGCTCGGCCTCCCGCTGGTTGCGCTGCGCCGGCGTGAGCTTGATCGCCGCCAGGATGGCTGCCTCGCTGCTCCCGGCCGAGCCTTTGACGGTGACGGTGGTGCCGACGCCGTGCCACTCGCGCAGCTCGCCGATCGCCGCGACCATGCCGCGGGTGTCGCCGGCGTCCTCGGCGGCGTCGATCGCCCTCTCCAGCCGCGCCACCATGCGCCCGGCCACGACCGGCGCCTCGGCCTCGAGCCGCTCGACGATGATCACGTCCGCCCGGCGGAGGTCCTCGTCGGCCTGCGACCGCGAGATCCCGTACCGCGACATCAGCTCGGGAATGATGTAGCCGTGCCGCTTCCCCTCGTCCCGCAGGTGCAGCGCGAAGGCGACGCGGTGCTTGCCAGCCTGCGGCCGCTCGTGGCCAGGCGGCCTGGGCTTCACGGTGGAGCGACGCGGCTTCTTCCCCATGTCCATCCTAGCTTAGCTCGCCGCGCCGACGCCGTCGGCGCCCAAGAGAACGGGCCCGCCCTGGTCAGAGGCGAGCCCGTTCAACCGCGCTACCAGCCGCGGGCGCGGCGCCGGCGGCGCTTCTTGGCCGCGCTGTTGGCGTAGGCCGACGGCCGGGCCTTGCCGCGCGACGGCACCACCGGCGCCGCGTAGTCGTTGCCGCCGCGGGCGTAGACGGTGACCGCGTCGCCCCGCGCGGCCAGCTCGCGGCTGTCGTCGATGAGCCGCTGGCGGTCGCCCCGCGGCGCCTCCCGGATGTCGCGCAGGCGCCTGGCGGCCTCCCCCAGGAGCGCCAGCGCATCGTCCGCGGCGGCGAGGTTGCCTGGCGACCGGATGGCGTCCACGAACAACTGCCCGCGCCGGTGTGATGCCTCGCTGAACGCCTCCAGGGCGTCCTCGATCGCATCCGTCACGAGCGCCTCGCCCGGCGCGGCGGTGCCTCGGCTCCGCCGTTCCAGCACCGCACCTCGCGGCCCGGCAGCTTGTGCTCGCCCAGCACCCGCCATGGCTCGCCGCCGCCCTCCGGCTCCCGCATGAACACCCGCACGCCGACGCGGCCGCAGCCCTGGCACTGCGTCGTCTCGTGGCGGCGTCGTCTCGGAAGTGCGCGTGGCTCCATGTCATTCTCTCGCGGCGAATCGCGGCGAACCGCGGCGGTCATGCGCGAGCCCCGGCGGTCTCGCGGCGAACCGCGGCGGTCTTCCGCAGCTTCGCGGCGAGGTGGTACTCGCGGGCGTTGCGCTCGCCGATGGCGACGACGTCGCCGGCGCGGCAGAGGCGGGTGAGGACCTGGCTGGTGTGGCTGGACTGCTTCCGGTCCCGGTGGTCGTATCCCAGGACCTCGGCCAGCTCGGCGAGGGTGACGCCGTCGAAGCGCCCGACGGCCGCGCGCACCCGCTGGGTGTACGAGATCGCCGGGGGCTCGATGGGGGCCTCGGCCAGGCACTCCAGGCATGCCGGGACCGAGACCCGGTACTCCAGGACCGTGAAGGTGGCGGCGTCGCGGCCGCCGCAGAGGGCACAGGTGGCCACGGTCAGAACCGCCAGACCAGGGTGAGGACGCTTCCAGCCGGCTTGCCGGCGCTCGGCGGCGCGCGCATCGCGCGAACCTCCGCGGCCATCAGCTCGGCGAGGATGTCGGACACGGTGATCTCCTGGGAACGCGGGTTGGGGATCGCCGCGACGGCTTCGCGCCGGCGCGGCGGGTCGTTGGGGATGAAGGCCACTGGCGGGCTAGTCGTCGGTCTTGACGGGCTCGACCTTGAAGCCGAGCGCGCCCTGGCGCGGGTTCTCCTTGAGCAGGGAGCCGCGATCGTCGGTGTAGAAGAACGTCGACTCGAGGGGCTCGCGCGGGATCTTCGACGCGACGTCGCCGAGGATCTGGATGCCCTTCGGGGTCTTGGCGATCTTGAGCGAGATCGTCACGGTGGCGTTCTTGCCGGTGGCCTCGGCGGCGCGGACCGCCTCGGCGAGGATGGAGGTGGCGCGGCGCTCGACGTCGCCGCCGCTGATGTCGAGCAGGATCTCGCCGAACGGCCGTAGGCCGATGCGGGAGCCGGTGGAGTCCTTGGGGTTGGGCGACATGGTGGCAGTGGTCCTCTCGGGTCGGTGGTGGTCGGTCAGAAGACGGCGCCGAGCTTCGACGCCATGACGGTGAAGGTGGCGCGCTGCCGGTTGGCGCGATCCGCGTTGGTCGCGGGGAGCAGCAACAGCCACGACGGCGCCCGCGGCTGCTTGGTGATGACGCCCGGCGCCTCCAGGTAGGCCGAGCGCTTGCGCGGGATGCAGCGCAGGAAGTCGGGATGCAGCGGCGAGCGCGCGACGTGCTGGAGCGTCTGGAGCTGGTTGAGGTTGAAGCCGACCCACAGGCCGCCGCCGGCGATGTGGCCAGCGCGGTGGTGCGCATCGAGCAGCGCCCACGCCGCCTTGACGTTGGAGCCCGTGCGGTTGCCCGGCGGGTTGACGATCACGCTCTCCTCGTCGCCGCGATGGTTGTCGCAGAGGCCGCTGTGGCCGCGCGTGCGGATGCAGGTGAGCTGTGGGGTCGTCGCGTCGTCGCGTCGTCGTCGCCCAGGTACTTGCCGCACGCCGGGAACCACGGCGTCTTGAAGCCGTCCTGCTCGGCGGTGATGATCCGGTGCGCCCGGATGCCGGCGTCGTTCCACTTCTCGCTCGAGAACGGGTCGAGCGTCGGCGGGCCACGGAAGACGGCATGGGCGACCTCGACGAACTCCGGCGGGCTGCCGTAGTCGTGCGAGACGTAGTCGGTGGGCCCGGCCAGCGTCGCCGCCGGCCTGGGAGAGAACGGACGAGTCATGGTTTCTCCCCACCCGGTTTATCGTTCTCCGAAGGCCCGCTGTCAAGCGCGAGTTGAAACTTTGCGCCGGGCAGCGGCCGCACGCCGGGCATGCCGGCGATCTGCGCCTCGACCATCACGGCGTCGCCGACGTCCTCGTAGCACTCGATGAACCGGGCGCGGTTCGCGGCCTGCTCGCCGGGCTGCGCCTGGCAGATTTCCGACCAGCCGATGCGCTTGGCGACGTGCGCGGCGAGCTTGTCCTCCAGCTCCCAGCCCTTGCCCGGGGGCCGATCGCGCCCCCAGCGCTTCGCGCCCGCGAGCACCTCGCCCCACGCCTCGAGCCCCGTCTGCCGGCGCCCGATCCGCATCTTGAGCACCTCCGCGCGCACCTGGGACACGCTCGGCATCTTCGGCAGGCTGCCGACCAGCCGGAGCACGGCCTCGTCGACCGCGGCGTACTCGAGGTCGGCGAGCGCGCGCGCCCAGATCGTCATCATGCCGCGCACCGCCGCGGCGTCCATGAACCCGGCGTCGCCGGGCCAGCCACCGAGCACGGAGGTGACGATCTGGCCGGCCTCGAGCGGGGTCACGGCACCTTCCAGGGTTCGTTCGGGGCCAGGTCCGCCATCGCCTCCATCGCCGCCCCGAGCCCGCGCGCCGGCGCCTGCGCGCGCCGCGGCGCCGGGCGCGCCGTCGCGAACCGATCGAAGTGCTCGGACAGCGTCCGCAGATCGCCGCCGTGCTCGACGGGGAACTGGCCGACGCTGGCGAACATCACCCGGGCCCGCGCGAGCACGACCTCGACGTCGTTGCCGGCGCGCGCCAGCAACGCCTCCATGCGCTTGACCTCCCGACCGTCCCACGTCGGCGACGAGCCGCGGGACGCCTCGAACAGCTTGTGGAAGCCGTCGATCGCGACCTTGAGCAGCGGGTTTCGATCCTGCGCCGCCTTGACCTCGGGCTTGGGCTCCGGCGCCGGCTTGGGCTCGTCCGCGGGCGGGCCGGGCGGGCTGGGCGGCGGCGCCGCGGGCGGCGGCTGGGATCCGGGATCTGGGACCTTGGACCCAGGATCTGGATCAGGGACCAGGGAGCCGCGCGCGCGCGCGCGGGAGCCGCGAGACGCGGCGCCCCTCCGAGATTCGCCGCGAGTCGCGGCGGAGGTCGGCGCAACCACCTGATCAGAGGCTCCCGGAGGGGGGGGGATGATGCTCGATCCGGCGTTGTCGATGCGCTGGTGCTTGGCCCAGCCGGAGATCGCCAGGTAGCTCTGGCCGGCGACCTCGTAGCGCGTGATCAGGCCCGGCTTGGTGTCCGTGCGCCCGGCGGCCTCCAGCTCGGCGATCACCTCCGCGACTCGCGGCGGCTCGCCGCGAACGTTCCACCAGACGTGGGCGGCGACCCATCCCGGGTTGCCGCGGACGCGCCCGTAGTCGTCCGAGAGCACGATCAGGCTGACGAACAGCCGGAACGCGGCGTCGGACAGCCCGGCCGTGACCTCGTCCTCGACGATCTCCGGCTTCAGCGACCGGATGCGCGGGCCCCCTCGCGCCATGGTCAGCCCCACACGATCGTCGGGACGGCGTCCTTGGTCTTGGCCGCGATGACCTTGGCGTGGTGGCGGCTCGGGACGTTGGTCCCGTCGAGCCAGTTGTAGACCGTGGTCCGGCTGACGCCGACCGCCTTGGCGAACTTCTCGACGGCACGGGGCGCGTCACCGATGGCCGCCGCGAGCAACGCGGGGCCGTCCTGCTTCTTCTCGGGCATGTGGATCCTCCTGCGGATCCGGTAGCATCGCCGCGCCGACGTGTCAAGTCTGGCTTGTTTTCAAGTAGAGCTTGACATCGGCCACGCCGAGGTCTATCGATGGTCGGCATGAGCGAATCGCCTGTGACCGAGCCCATGGCGACGCTGACGGTCTCGACCAAGAACGGTTCAACTCCGACCGCGGGCGCTACCGACCAACACACCGACGAGGAACTATGACCGACACCATCATGCGAGTAGAGGCCAACGTCATCCGGGTCATCAAGTCTCCGCTCAATCCGAAGGTCAAGATCGCCGAGCTGTCGTGCGGCCACGACCGCTACATCCACCCTCCGGCCATCGCGCCTCGCAAGGGCGCTCCGGTGCCCTGCGAGAAGTGCAAGGACGAAGCGAACCAGCGCCACCGAGCCGCGAAGGAGTCCGCCAAGTGACGCCCACCGCCCCCATCCCCGCCTCCCTCGCCACCGCCTACAACGCCGAGCGCGGCCACCGCGGCGTGGCCGTGGTCTGGCTGGTCGCAGCGGTGGCCAGCGCCCAGCTCGCGCTCGCCGCCATCGTCGCGTGGCGCCGGCGCCGGAGGTCTCGGTGAACACCCTCACCCACACCAGCATGGCGACCTTCCGGCTCTGCAAGGGCCGGTGGTACTGGTCGGCCGTCCTCGGCATCCGCGCCCTCAAGAAGTCCCCGTCGCTGCTGCTCGGCGGGCTGCTCCACCTGTGGCTCGAGGCGTGGTTCCTGGCCGGCTGGGACCACGCGGCCGAGCTGCTGACCGACGCGATGCTGGCCGACCTGGACCCGTACGACCGCGCGATGCTCCGGGCGATGTGCCTGGCCTACCACTGCCGGTGGGCCGGCGATCGCGCCCGCTGGCGCGTGCTGCACGTCGAGGTGAAGTTCCGGGCGCCGATCATCAACCCGGCGACCGGCAAGCCGTCGCGGCTCTACGAGCTGAGCGGCCGGATCGACCTGATCGTCCAGGACATCGAGACCGGCCAGGTCTGGATCGTCGAGCACAAGAGCAGCGGCGCCGACCTGAGCCCTTCGAGCACCTACTGGCTGCGGCTGCGCCTGGACCCGCAGATCTCGATCTACGTCGCCGGCGCCCGCACGCTGGGCCTGGACCCCGTCGGGGTGATCTACGACGTCGTCGGCAAGCCCGACCGCGAGCCGCTGCGCGCGACGCCGCCCGATCGCCGGAAGTACACCCAGGGCAAGGGCTGCAAGCTGTGCGGCGGCAAGGTCGGCGTGAAGGGCGACGGTCTCAAGCGGCCGCTGGAGCGCAAGCACGAGCCCTGCAACGACTGCGACGGCATGATCGATGCCCACCGGCGCGGCGACCCACCGCACTGCTTCGAGTGCGGCACCGACTGGCCATGCGACTACTCCAAGAACCCGCCGGCGCAGAAGCCGTGCCCGGCCTGCGACAACGGGTGGATGCACGGAGAGGCGCCGCGCCTCTACGCCGACCAGCGCGAGGAAGACGAGAGCCCAGGCGCCTTCGGCCTGCGCTGCTTCGCCGACCTGCTGAACCCCGACCGCGCGCTGCTCCACCGCCGCGAGGTCGCCCGGCTCGACGACGAGATGGCCGAGCACGCCCACGACGTGTGGCAGACGGCGAAGGACGCCCACGAGGTCGTGACCCGCGCCACCCTGGGCAAGCGCCCCAGCCGGAACCCGGACGCCTGCTTCGCGTTCTACCGCGAGTGCGAGTTCTACGGCGTCTGCACCGGCTCCGCGTCGATCGACGATCCCGAGCTGTTCACCCGCGTCGGCGCTCACCCGGAGCTGGCCGATCGCGTCCACCTCCCGGTCATCAACGAGCCCTTCCTGAGCGAAGAACCGGAGTCCCTGTGAGCTACAAGCAGCCCCCTCGCACCCCTATCGATGGCCCGATCAGCGTCGGCCGCAGCGGCCCGGACATCAACATCCACGCCACCCACTCCGGCATCGAGCAGTCGATCGTGGTGACCGAGTACAACGCGGCGCGCATCTTCGCCTCGCTGTCGCTGATCCTCGGTATCCCGCTCCCGTCCTCCGTCGGCAAGGCGATCATGATGACGTGATACGGTCAAGTACACCTTGACAGGCGTCACCAGCAAGGATTACAAGGTCCACACCATGACCAACCCAGCCCAGTCCCCCGCGAAGGCTCCGAGCCGCCTCGCCGCCGTCCAGACCGGCAAGATCCACCGCGCCAAGCGCCGCATCATCAGCGGCCCGGAGGGCGTCGGCAAGTCGACGCTGATCGCCGGCGTGCCCGGCCTCCTGTTCCTCGACATCGAGGGCGGCTCCGAGGAGATCGACTGCAACCGCTACACCTTCCGGGACAACGACCCGCTCGGCCACGTCCCGAAGACCTGGGGCGAGGTGCGCGCCGCCGTGCGCGACCTGATCGACAACCCGTCGCCCTTCCGGGCCGTCGGGCTCGACACGCTCGATCGCCTCGAGTTCCTCGCCACCCGGTACTGCCTCAACCGCGACAGCACGCCGCAGAAGAAGCTGAGCGGCCTCGAGTCGTACGGCTACGGCAAGGGCCCGCAGATCGTCCTCGACGAGATGCTCCACCTGTTCGCCGACCTGGACCGGCTGCGCGACGCCCGCGGCATGGACGTCTACCTGACCGCGCACGTCGTGGTTCGCAAGGCGCCCAACCCCAACGGCGAGGAGTTCGAGCGCTGGGACCTCAAGGCCGACGCCAAGATCGCCGGCTGGGTGGCGGGCTGGGCCGACGACGTCGGCTTCATGCACTTCGTCGACTTCGCGGCCGTCAACCCCCAGCTCAAGAGCGCCAAGGTCAAGGCGTGGAGCGCGAACGACCGGGTGATCGAGTGGGACCGCTCGCCGACCTGGCGCGCCAAGGCGCGGACGCCGTTCCCGCCGCGCGTCGAGATCCCCAGCGCCGGCGACCCCTGGGCCCCGATGCAGGCCGCGATCGACCGCGCCGCCCGCCTCAAGCCGGAGGAGATCGTCGAGATGATCGACGAGCAGCTCGTCCGGCTCGCCGACGACCAGCTCACGGCCGCCGTCAAGGCCGGCGTCGACAAGGTCCTCAAGGGCCCCGCGGCGAAGATCGCCGCGCAGCTCGGCCTGTTCCTCCACGAGCTTCGCCGGCGCGAGCCCGCGCCCGTCGAGCCCGCCACCCCCGATCCCGACACCGAGACCACCGAGACCACCGAGGAGACCTGATCATGGCCATCATCCCCCAGGGCGACTACCCGGCCCGCGCCGTCATGCCCACCGACCCCAAGCTCCCGTTCGTGCGGTGGGGCGAGACCAAGAGCGGCGATCCGCAGTGCGCCATCACGATGGAGATCACCCAGGGCCCCGAGAAGGGCCGGCGCCTGCCGTGGGTCGGCTACTTCACGCCGCTGCGCCCCGGGTCCCGGAAGTCCGGCACCGACATGGCGTTCGAGAGCCTGCGCAACATGGGGTGGACCGGCAACGAGGTCGCCGACATCACCGGGCCCGAGCACCTGCCGACCGAGGTCTCGGTCAAGATCGAACATGAGGACTACGAGGTCGACGTCGAAGGCGGCTACACCGAGACGCGCACCGCGCACCGCATCCGGTTCGTGAACCCGCTCGGCGGCCTCGACCGCACGTTCAAGGAGCCGATGACCGGCGACCGCCTGCGCGCCACCTCCGCCCGCCTGCGCCAGGCCGCCGCCGCCCACCCGCCGGCCGGCGCGCGCAAGAACGCCGCCGCCCCGCGCGGCAACGACGCC